GGGAGATATGTAAAGAGACGCTGGTCTCCGTCGTGTGGTCGTTTCTAAAAACCGGCATGGCCTCTGACCTGCGATTATGCACGCACAGTGGTGGGCGTCGAGCGATTGTGTTGGCCTGCTGGCAACGCAGATGGGTACTGGTCGTGCGTCGAGAAACTGAGCGTGTGCCGCTGCGGTTGTGTTGCCTAGTGCGGTTTGTCACTGGGTGTGGTGATTTGTGGGTGGTTACCATTGTCGGGTGGTGCCCGGTCGTGCGGTTAGCCAGTTCTTGCGGGCTGCGCCACCGCGTGTGTTGCATTCTTCGCATTCTGCTCGCAGCCAGCTGCCTGTGGGTGGCTCAAGCATGGATAGCCACGGCTGGGCCATTGGGTCGCCGTCTACGGTGTGGCCTGCGTGCCAGGGTCTGCCGTGTTCTGTTTGGGTGCGGTGGCAGCGCCAGCAGCGTACTGTTGGGTTTGCCCATGCCCATTGGCGTAGTCGGCGTGCTGCTTGCCGGTAGGCGGGGCCGTGGTGGGCGTGTGACATTAGGTGCCGTATGCCTGTCGGGTGAGTGGGCGTAGTGCGTTGACGTTGAGTTTGCGACGGCTGGTGATGTCTCGCAGGGTGCGTTGGGCGTCTGGTTGTGTGCGTGGATCGGCTAGCAGGTCGTTGAGTGCGATTAGTGCGGCGTGTAGGTCGTGGCGTGCTGCCAGGCCGCTGGCTTGCAGTTGCTCGATTTTGTCGACGGCAATGGCGGCATCGGGGTGGTTGAGTGCCAGCAGTCGGTTCACGATGTCGTCAGCCACGGTCGGCCTCCTTGGGGTGCAGCAGACGGGCGGTCGGGCACGGGTACTCAACGAAACAAGACAAACACCACGGCACCGGCCACGCATCTGGCTGGTGCAGTTCGTCAATGGCGTAAAGCAGTGCAGCAACGTCAGCGACGGCATCGGCCATGCGTACCGAGGGGTCGCAACTGCAATGGGGAAGCTCGCGTACGATGCGGGTCACGATGTCGTCAGCCACGGTCGGCCTCCTTGCGTGCTGCCTCGTACGCAGTCAGAGTGGTAAACGATTGGATCAAGCAGTCGGCCAGATCACCCCGACCGTGCAGCACCTTGGTGACCTCGCTGACTTCACGCAACGCTTCGGCCAACTGGTCAGCCAAGGCACGCAGCCGTTCGATCTCTGCCTTTGCCAGACAGAACGTGCATTGGCCGCAACCATCCTTGTTGTAGATGCATTGCAGTCGGGTCACGATGTCGTCAGCCACGGTCGGCCTCCTTGAAGTAGTTGCCGTACTTGTCCCAGTACGACTGGATAGCGGGGGTCAGCAACTGCCGCCACGACTGCTCATGGCTGGAACCGACCACAAGCCACGCGGTACCCTCGCTGGCGAGAATGGCGTGGGCGTGTTCGACCTGTGCACGCAGCCGTTCGATCTCTGCCTTTGCCAGACAGAACGTGCATTGGCCGCAACCATCCTTGTCGTAGATGCATTGCAGTTGTTTCACAATGTCGTCAGCCACGGTCGGCCTCCTTGCGTGCTGCCTCATAGGTTGCCGTCCTAAACAAGGTACTGGGCATTGAGAGTTGCGAGTGTGTCGCACGGCCACAGCTGGTTGCAGTTCTCACACACTGGATCGTCAATCGCGCCTGTCTGCTTGTGCAGGTCGATCAGACAGTTCAAGGTGACGAACAGGTGCCTAAGGACAGTTAGTGCTGTCAGTTCTGGTTGTGTATCCATGTGGTCAGTGAACCATGCCTGTCAAGTGGTCAGACTGTTCGGCCGCGCCAGGTGTCGTCTACGGTGGCGCAGCGGCAGCACACCAGCTCGAACAGTGGTGTGGCGTCAATCATGCCGGTCAGTTTGTGGTGGGTGGCTGGTTGGTGGCAGCGACAGCAGTAGCTGTCGCCGTCCCAGTCGCATGGCTCTTTGGGCATCAGTGAAGCCTGCGTGTGCCGCGTGCTGGTGGTGTTGGGCGTGGCTGCCAGGTGGCAACCCGTTGGTGGGCCTCGATAATCCAGCGTCGTATAGCTGCGATGGTTTTAGCGCTGTCCTGATGTGTGTCGTCTAGCGGTTCAGTCCACATGGTGTTGCTCGCTGTGCAGCTGGATGACGGGTGCAGGTTCAGCGAAGTATCCCAGCGAATGCTTATCGCCATGCAACGCGGCTGCGATCACATCTGCTGGCGCATGAGGGAACTGGGCAAGCAGGCGCTGCAGGTCAGGGTTTGACAGTGCGGCCAGCTCGAGCGCGTGCAAATAGCCGTGCATATTCCCAATCTTGATGCCGCGCTGCTCTGCCTGCCGTGCACCGATCAGCGCAAACTGGGCTGCGACGTCGTCAGCAAACGACGGACAGTTATCCACAGGTGCGGCTGTAGTGGTTGTTTTTATCGGGTGTGGGTATGGGTGTGGGGTTGATTCTGCGTTACTTGCACGTTCAGTGCTGCGTTGCGTCTGCGTTGGTTCTGCGTTGCTGTCTGCGTTGGTTTTGCGTTGGCGTTGCGTTGCAGATTTGCTCCCTGCTTTGCTGGCCGCTGCGCTGCGCTTTACACGCGTGGCGCGCACTTCATCGGCTGAAGGGTTGAAATCAAGCCAGTCTGGAATCTGCCAGCCGCTGTCAGTGCCGGCCAGTAGCCCTACCGTGTGAAGCGCCTCAAGCTGCTCGCTGGTGGCAATCATGGTGGCGACCTGCGCAGGTATGTGTCCGTCTGTCAGGTGGTCGCTGCACCAGGCGCCCATGCGCACCCAGGCGCCCACAGCAGCGTTGCCGGCCTGCACCACCTTTGGGTGCGAATGGAATCTGTCATCTATTTTGAACCAGGCCACTTGCTCAGCTTTCTGTCAGGGTGTCTGTGTGCCAGTCGTGATCGAGCAGACCGACCATGGTGGCTGCCCGTATGTGTTGAAGAGCCCAGTGCCAGTGCTGCTCACACAGCAGGGTGCAACGATCCGGTGTGGGCCTGCCGAATGGGCGCATGGGAAGCACCAGGTTGATGCCGGCGCAGTCTGTGGCGTGTGCTGCCAGCCAGATGATGCCGGCATCACCGAATCTGTCTGCGATGACGCGTGGGAACTGGCAGCTCTTCTGTGCTCGATGGACGCGCCAGAACAGCCACCAGCGGCGCCAAATACTCAGGTGGCGTGTCACAACAGACTGGGCATATCGTCAGCCACGGCAGGCCTCCGTGCATGGCTTGCTGGGGCCAGGGTGATCGCTGCACCAGTCCAGCCGTCTGCCACTTCAATCTTCGTTGCCTGCCATGCGACGATGCGCGCATCGTTCACGATCAGTGTCGACTGCAAAGAGTCACCAATACTGCGCAGCAATTTATCCAGATCGGGTGCTGTGGCCTTGTAGGCCCAGCCGTCTGCGCGCACACTGGCAGGCCGGCTGGCCGGCATCCGGAAGCGGAACACGACCTGCACTGCGATTTCTGGCCAGTCGACATATCCGTGCTCGAGCGCGTTCAATGCTGACGCGCGAGCCACATCGTTTCGCCAGTCTGCTTTCGCCTGGCGTGACTGGCTGGTGCCGGCCTCAACCATGGCACCGTTTGGCATTCGTGTCTTAGAGCCCTGCGGTGTGGGCACACCATGCACGATCAGTTCACGCAGGCCGGTAATCATCATCTCTGCTTTCCTGGTAGGCCTCGAGTGCTTGATCGAGTGCTGCGTCATCGCCAACAGGTGTGGTTAGGTGTTTCCAGAACTGGTCGCACATGCTGCGCTCAAGCTCAAGCAGCCGGCTGGTGTGGCGCAGCTCTTGCACAAGTTCGTGCATCTGCCTGTGGGCTGAAGCCAGATCGTCGCGTGCTTCGTCGCGTTCGTTCAATGCTGCAGCTGTTTGCTGTCGCCAGGTTGACAGTTCGCTGGCCGCTTCACGAATCACCATGGCCAGCTGCTGGGTGTCGGCGCCGACATGCGCAGAACCAAACAGGGTCGCCAGGCGTGCCGCGTACTCATCGAGCCGGCTGGCAAGCACCAGCAGGTTGTCGCGGACATCGTATGGGCGCTCGATCATTGCCGGCTGGCCCAGTCTGCTGCGATGGTTGCCAAAGGGTCTGTGATGGTTTGCCATGTGGCGCCGAGTGGCCAGCCCACCAGGTTGACACCATCAAAATTGAAATACTGAGCGTCTGCCCAGTCGACCTGGTAGACAGCGACAGCAGCGTGGGCGGTCTGCCACAGCGTGTCGTGTGCCTCATCATCGCCATAATCGCACTGCCATTCGTGCAGGTCGACCAGTTCCTGTGTGCTGTGGTCGTAGAGGGTCAGGGTCACATGCAGCACTTTGCCCAGGCCGGTGTAGTGCTGTTGCACGCGGTCATTCAGTCTGGCAAACAGGTGCGCTGTTGCCTGTGTGTCGTTGTCTGTCATGGTGTCAGTGAACCACACCTGTCAAGTGTTCCGATCAAACAGGTTCAGCTGGTCTGGGTGTGGTGGCTTGATGTCCCACCAGATAGGTAACAGTCATCTGATGGTTCCTGTCAGATAGTGGCGTGTGTTGGTTTTGACCACGTTCCTTTGGCGTCTGCGCTGCCGCTCCGATAGGCCTCCCCAGATACCGAAACGCTCATGGTTGTCTAGCGCGTAGTTCAGACAGTCATCAATCACTGGGCATGACTGGCAAACAGCTCGAGCCTGATCAATCTTGTGGTGGCTGGTGCCATGCTCAGGAAAAAACAGGCTGGTATCCAGGTCGCGACAGGCTGCCTGGTCGCGCCATTCCATCGCATCGAAAATGCGTTCGCTGCTGCGCAGATCGGCTGCGAACATCGCCCAGGTGTAACTGCTGCGCTGATGCCTGCCAGTGTGATCGTAGGGAATGTGGAAGCCGGCCTGTCGGGCGTGGGTGATGCGCTTCGCTGCAGCAGTTTCTGTGCAGCCAAACACTTTGGCGACTGCTTCCCTGATGCGCTCACTGCGCTGCAGTGCTTCACAGGCGATCTGTGCGACACGTTCGTGTGTCTCAAAGCTGGCCACTAGAACGGTTCTTCGTCGCTGACGACAGCCAGCCGGCGCGCTGCAGGGTGCTGGGCTCGAGCATCACTGAGCGCCTTTGAGATTTCGACTGTCACCCACTGGAGCGAAACGCCACAGTGATCAAGCACCAGCTGCACATCGTTGCGCTTCTCACCAGACTTTGTTTCCCAGCTATCGGTCTGCAGCCGGCCCACGCACACCACGCGGTCACCTTTGTGGAGCGATGCAGCCATGTTTTCTGCGAGCTGACCGAACGCTGAAACCTTCAGAAAGCTCGTTTGTTCTTTCCATTCGCCACCAGCCTGGTAGCGGCGTGTGACAGCGACTGATGCCTGCACGACTGCGCGTGCATCGTTCGTGAACGTCAGCGCTGGGTCTGCGGTCAGGTTGCCGATGATTGTGGCCGATGATTCGTTCACTGGGTTGCCTTCCATCCGATGTGTGTAGCGACTTGCTCGAACCACTGCTGGTCAGCCAGGAATGCAGCGGTTGAAATCTTGCGGCCAGCATCTGTCGCGAGTAGCCGCAGTTCGTTCTTTGTGGTGTCGTCAACCAGTTTGCAGGCATCAAACAGTTCTGCTGCAGCCTGCAGCCGTGGGTCTGGCTGTGGGTCTGGTGCTCGACCATGGTCGTAGCTGGTGGTGTCGCTGTCGTCAGTCTTGTCAGCAATGCTGAAGAGCTGCAGAAGCAGATATTTGTATGCCTGTGTGGCTGCCTTATTGGCGCCCTTGTCGCTGTTATCGCGACCGATGCCACAGGTCTGGGCGTAGATCACATCGGTGACGCCTGCCGGCCCATAGATGGCCCAGTTTACCTCAAGCTGGACATCGTGCCAGCCTTCTTTCATACCGGCTGCTGGTGTGATCGTCACGATGCGGCTGCTGGGTGCGATGACCACGCCATGTTTGGCGAGCAGTTGCTGCAGGTGTGCAGTGATCGCTTCGATGCCTCGATAGGCGTAGCCCTGTGGGGCTTTGTCAGCTTTGCTGATCGCTGGCAATTCGGCAGTTATCGCAGCCAGCGCTGTGATCACGTTTGATGTGCTCATGTTGTCTTTCTGTTAGTCGTCTGTGTGCGAGCGCCAACAGGCGCAGCAGTTCGCGCTGTTCGCGTAGTTGATGATCGACCGGTGTCATCGTTCAAGCTCCGCGCATCTTGCAGGTCATAGTTGCATGGCCTGTCTGCCGGCTGTAGTGATCTGCCAGAGCACTGCGCTGCGCCCAGTGTCAGTGGGTGCTCGCCGGCCTGTGTCAGCAACCTGACCGATGGTGGCCAGCTCATGTCGTCGCTTGCCGATGCTCGTGGCTTTGATCGTCACACCGCGTCGTGCAGCCATTTCTGACAGCCCATAATCGGTGAGCGCGCCATGCTCAAGCAGTAGTGAGAGCACCAGCCTGTGGTTCAGATTCAGTCTGCTACCGGTGTGGGCTGCGTGGGCTGCCTGGTGTGCTGTGTCAGGGTCTGTCGCTCGAGCCCCAGCCGGTACATCGACCACTAGCGATGGCGCCACAAACTGTTCTAGCGGCCTACCTGTGTCACGATTCTTGAGGGTGTAGCAGATAACGCGCAGGTGTTCTGCGTGGGGCTGCCAGGCTGGCTCGACATGCCAGACACGGTTACCTGTCCAGATCGGAATAAACACCTGGCGTGTCATCGGCAGAACCAATCATGCGCAACCATCGCAACGAACATGACCAGCAGACCGAACAACGCGAAGAGCCAGCACGCATCGTGGCTCATTGCAACCTGACCTGTTCGCACACCAGATCAGCGGCCTGTTTGGTTCGGTCGCTGATTTCTGAACGCACCTGCCACCAGCCGTCATATTCGCTGGGCGTGGTTTGGCCGGCCTGTCGATACTCAATCGTGGTGCACAATGCAAACACGATGGTGGGTGTCAACTGGTCAATCAGCATTGCTTCATCTGAGCCTTCGCACACCTGACATAGTGCGTCGAGTGCGTCAGCGATTTGGGCGATGGTGGCCAGCGCGGCTCGAGGGCTAGCCGCGCTGGCCTGCTGCGTCAGACCTGCTGCGGAATCAGGCTGCGCGGCGATGTTGTTTGCTGTGGTCATGCGCCACCACGCCAGGGTCGATAGCAGGCGCTCGACTGGTGGCGTGCGTTGCGCCAGAACTGGCAGAGCGCTGCAGCTGCCTGCACATTGAACGCTGGCTGCTGCAAGGCTGCGCGAGTCACAGTGATACCAAAATGGTTCGACAGCCATGGCCAGGTGACAGGATGAATCTGCAGCAGGCCTGTGTCGCCACCACGCTTATTGACCACTTGCGGCTGGCAGCGGCTTTCACGCCACATAGTGCGCGACATCTTCGCCACATCCCAGCCGCCAGGTGGCGCATACTGTTGCAGCATCGTTTCCCACTGCCGGCAGCGGCCATAGGCCTCGACAGGTGTGCTGGTGAATGGCGCCAGTGTGATGGTGAGTGCTGCAGCGTGCAGCCAGATTTGCTTACGCATCATCGCGCACCCACAGTGAAGGGTCGCCCGATACCAACGCGCCAAACGCATAAGCGTTCAGCATGTCGCCAGGTTCGATGCAACCATCGTTCCAGTCAGGTTTGATCAGGCCGGCCAGAATGGCGTCTGCTGCTGCGCTGATGTTGAATGCTTCGCCGGATGTGTAACCAATGGAAAAGCGCCTGCAGATCAGAAGCGCTGCAAGCAGGTCTGTGCGATCAAAGTGCGATGTGCTCATTTGGCTGCCGGCCTACTCAAGTCCGACCACAGCAACATGCCGCCATCTAGTTTCATTTCACCGCGCACATAGTGCTCTGAGCGGGCACGCCAGGAACGTTCAGTGCGTGCTGCGATGTTGACTGGATTAGTCCGAGCAGCGGCGCGGCCCGACCTTGGGAAGTGGCGCGATGTGTTGCTCATTCGGTCACCTGCTCTTCGTCGGGCATCATCCAGTCAGTGAGCTGCGGCCAGCGGTCGCCAGCCCATGCGATTAGATAGACGATAGGGACTGGCCAGAATAGCCAGATGGTGTTGTGCCACATGGTGAAACCCTCGATTCTTGTGTGGGGCTGTCACTGAACCACAGGTGGCGCTAGTCGTCAAGCATTTTCGTGGTGTGCCGCGAAATAATGTTGGCGAGTGGGATTGAAAACACACCTGTGGCGAGCCCATCTGTGGTGTACGAATGCGCCAGCAGCAGGTGTCTGGCTGTCTCCTCGAGCAGCCAGCCGGCTGTGGTCACGATCACTTCACAGTCGATGCTGGCAGGGTCGCACCATTCACCAGGCGAATGATGGGCTGCGTCAGACCAGCAGATAATCAGCAGCTGGTGCTCGATCATCGCTGTTCGCCTAGCAGTCGTTTCAGCCAGGCCTCAATGTTGACTGCTTCCTGTGGTGATCGTGGCCGACAGGTCGCGGCCATTAGCGCAGCCAAATGCCGTGCTTCACCTGTTGACAGTTTCAGATGTCCCTTAGCCACTTCGATATTCCTTACCGCGCCAGATGGCGCGCCCATGGCTGATGTGCACCAGCTCTTTAGACCATGTGCCGTCAGCAGCGACAGTGATCACTGCACAGCCTTGCTGCCATGCCTCAACACGATGCACAGGCCGGCCACGCGGGTCTGTGGCGCCACGCACACTGGGCACCGCGCCATCTATGCGACAAAGACAGCCTGGCGACCACGCATTTACCACAACAGGCTGGCCGGCTAGGTCGTAGGTTTCCCAGTGATCCTGCAGCCTGTGAATGTGTCCCTGCACAAAGCTTTGGCGTTCGTTCTTTGCGACTGCTGACACCGTGAGTCGTTCACCATGGATAGCCCACAGGCCTGTGATGTGATCTGAGCCTGGAGCGAGCTGCAGCCGGCCTGCTGGGTAGCCGGCCACATAGGTGACACGTTGTGTGCCATCTGTGAGGGTGCCGAAATCGTGCAGGCGTAGCAGGTGTGGCATGGAGAGCACTGGCCAGTCGTCTGGTGTGTTTGCTCTTCGTAGTCTCAGCGCGGCCATTGCGTTTCTGGTGATGGCCATAGGTAGGCGCGCGTCGTGGTTGCCTTCGAGCAGTGCGAAGGTGCAGCCGTCTGGTGCGGCAGTTATTTGTTCTGCGATGAAACGGTGCAGCCTGTCGATGGTGGGCTGGGTGGTCAGCACCATTTCTGGGCTTACCAGAAACTTGTTTGACCATTCTGGAAAATCGCAGCTGTCACCCAGTGTCACGACCTGATCTGGTTTGGCTGCCTGCACGATTTGGAGCGCCACATCTATCGCAGCCTCATCGTGGAATGGGTCTAGCTGACCTTGCTCGTCGCGCCTGTATCCGATCTGTGGGTCTGGCAGTATGACAATGGTGCGCTCGAGTCGTTGCGCTTTGGGTGCTGGGCGTGGTCTGGCGATGACTGGTGCAGCCGGCTGCACTACCGGCCACTGTGGGCCTGTTTCCCAGCTGGGCGCGAGCTGTACGCCCATAAGGTCAACCACGTTGTTTTCGCCTGTGGCCTCATCTTTGCTGAAGCCCTGCCATAGCGACACCTTCGTGATCGCACCTACTTCTGCAACATCAATGCCGTTGCGGTCGAGTAGGTCTGCGATGCGGCCTAGCGTGACTGCACGCGATGGCTGCTGCTCGCCAGCCATGGCATCAGATAGCGACACACGAACACTCGTTTTTGCGGTGGCGACGCACAGTGTGCTGGCGTATCAGATGGTTCTGTGACACCAGCGCGCGTTCAATAGCGGCGTTACTGATGTGTGCATCAACAAGCCAGGTGACCAGCGTCTGTCTGTCTGCTGCGTCAAGCTGCTCAAGCAGGATCGCGATAGCGCAGCGTAGGCGTCGCGGTTTCGTTGCCTGCTCGAGCGCGTCTGCAAGCGCCATAGGTTATTCGTACCAGGTGCGTGCAGCGCTCAGGATTGCTTCAGCAGCAAGCTGAATCGCTGCGACCTGATCTGCTGTCAGCTTGAGCCCGAACGCTGTAGCACACACGATGGCCGCGCGGAGCACTGCGCGCAACGCCTGAGCCTGTTTGTCTGAGCCAAAAATCTTGTGCATCATCACCTTCTAGTTGATAGCCATCCACATGAGCTGGCCGGTAGCGCCCACAGATGCTGCAGCGACAGTCGCCGGCAGATCAGTAAGACCTGTCACAGCGCCATTCAGTCGTGGTGCCAACGCACCGATAGTGCCACCGATACTGCCACCCAGCATGGTGGGCGCTGCTGCTGCAGTCGTGATCAGCATCCCGAACGCATATCGCTGGCCGGCCACCACGCTGTAACTGCTCGTCAGTGCACGCGTGTAAAGCGTGGTCGCGGCTGCGCACAGGCTGGTGTCGTTTGCTGTCGACGCGACTAGCGTCAGGTCACCACTGGTCGCGACCGAATAGAGCCCGAATCGAATCAGTGTGGGTGTCGCGCCGGCTGCTGTGGTGCCTGACTGGAACTGCAGCTTTGTTGCGGTGAACGATGATGCAGCAGTGAAGTAGGTGAGCCTCAGTGCGCCGTTGCTGGTCGTGATCGAAGAGGCGAGAGCCAACAGACGCGGTAACGATTCGGCGCCAGCCATCGCCTGAGCCCGAAAATACATCGCCAAAGCAGCTTCCTGCAGCGCTGTTTCGACGTTCCCAGCTGTGTAAAGGTTGCCGCTGTCAGCGATAGTGACCTGTGATGCGAGCTGGCCCACCTGCGCAAACATCACAGGCGTGGCAGTCACAATCAGCGACGCGGTGCTGGGGTAGACACCTGCGGCTGCAGCGGTCTGGATAGATACATCAGTGCTTTCAGCGGTCCAGACCAGCTCGAGGTAGTCGCCGGCTATCAGCGTAAAAATGTAGTTCCATGCTGGTAGCGCGTGCCCATTGACGCCACCATGCTTGCCAGGAACACTGACCAAACCTGTTGAGCCGACAATATCGGCGCCGTTCTTACGCACCCAGATATAGGCATCGTGGTCTGACACGTTTGCGTTTTCGAACTGGCCTGACCACTGCACGTTGTAGGTGCCTGGTGCAGCGAACGTCAGCCGCGACGATGAAACCATGCTGACGTTATTTGCACCATCGTTCGTGTTGAACGTCATCAGCTTTGCGACACCAGCAGTGACCAGCGTCTGATCGGTGTAGTCGCTGAAAGCGCCATAGTTACCTAGCGCGCCACCAGCGTTTGACAGGCTGCCACCGATACTGATGCTGGCTGCACCAGTCGTGATCGACAGACTGGCGCTGGTGGTGCTTGAGCCGGCCCAGCCTGGTTCCATGATCTGCAAAGAGCCGGCTAGCCAGGTGCGACTGTTGCCGCTGGTGGTCACTACGATTGCGTAACGCCAAACACCGATACCCAGTGTGCTGGTTTGCGTGTCGGACAATGCGACCAGCATCGTGCCAGTCGATGGTGTCGTGATCGTAAACGTCGTGGCAACAGCTGTCGCGTCGTCATAGATCGCGCTGGTAACGGTGACGCCAGACCAGTCTTGCAGCGAACCACTGTTAGTGATCGTGAACGTGCAGCTGAAGTCGTCTGCTTTGACAGCGACAAGATCGAGCCCTGCAGGTGCCTGCGAAATTAGAGCCATCAGCGCCTGCCTTTGGGTGTGGTCACATGATCTTCGATCAGGGTGATGCGTGTGGCCAGCTGGTCGTGGCGCTGATGCAGCCTGCCCACTGACTCTTCGACGCGGTCGATTGCATCACGCAACGAGCTGCCACCATTCTTGCGGTATTCGCTGCTGGTCTGCTTCGCGGACACTGCTGCTGCACGCGCCTGCCAGGCGTTATATGCAGTGCCGATCACCACTGGCACCACTGCTGCGAGCACCACAGCGTCAGCGTCAGACAGCGCCAGCATTAGATCGTTCCGCACTGCCAGCCCGTTTGCTGCACAAACTGGGCCAGGTTGTCGACCACGCGGCGCCGGATGTAGTCCATTTGGGCGATACGCGCCCGACCTGGACAGGTCTTGCCTCTGACGTTTGTCCAGGCTGGCCGGCCGATGCCCTGGAATGGAAACAGTGTGTGGTGGCCGATACCGGATGCATCCCATGTGGCCGGCTGCGTGCATTGAATGCCGTAGACCACTGCCAGACAGGTAAGGGTGGCGATCATTGACTCGAGCTGTTGCAGCGACCATGGCGTGGTGTCGACTGTTGCAGCACCTAGGTCTTGTGTTTCAAAGCTGATCGCACCCCACATGGTTGAGCCGTCACGCCACCTGTTTGCGCTGTAGTTGCAGTCAGCGCGACGGGTGAATGGCAGGTATTGCTCGACACCTGTGAACGACACCTGCAGGTGCGACTCGCCGCTAACCAGCGGGTTGGTGTAGTAGGCCCACAGTGATCTGGCGCTGGTCTTGCCAGCGTTCGTGTGCAGAATGGCGCTGCGCGGCTTGATGATCGGCTGCGTGGTCGATTCAGGAATGGGTCTATAGACAACATGCGGCCCGATAAGAACATCGGCGCTGGTGATGGTGTAGCCGCCAGTGATGGCAGAAAGAACGTCATACCAGGGTGTGCCGGCGCTGGTGCGTTGCTGCAGGCGTCGATGCGGCGTCATGCGTCACCAGCCGCAACATAGGTGCCGCTGATGCGCCATACATCGGTGTTTGCCCAGCCGCCAGATTTGGGCACAGTGTTCGTGACGTTCACATCCTTTGCGAAACCTGACAGGTGGTTAGTGTCGATCGCTTTGAGGGTGCAGACAGTGGTGCTCGTCATCACTGCCAGCCCTGAGTAGTTGATGGCGCCTGCAGTGTCGACCAGGTAGGCGTGAAATGCGAGCAGTTCAGTACCTGTCACTGGCAGCGTGAACGTCACAGGCGTGGTGACAGTGGCGCCAGTGAGCGTCAGCTGCACTTTGAAAAACACTGTGCGACCCACACGCGAATATTCAGCCACCACAGTGCTAGTTCCCAGCGTGATGCCAGACCAGGTGGGTGTAAAGCTGGTGAGCGCACCATGGGCCGGCCCGATAGTCGACCACGCGGCGCCGCTGTAGACGGTCAGCGTGTTTGTGTCGATCAGATAGGCCATCATGCCTTCTGTCTTTACTGCTGACAGTGCAGTGTCACGCGCAGCCGCGCTGGCAAATCGCATCACTGCCTGCAGTTCGCAGTAATCCTCAAGGTCTGCAGCAGCGAGGGTGGTACCTGCCACAAAATCTTTATAGCCAGCGGCCATCAGTCAGTCTTTCTGCTCAGAACACCAGCACTGTAGTGCCGCCAAGTATGCCGTTAGTGGCACTGTCAAGTGTGAATGGGCCACGCTGATCACTCTTGCCTAGCGTGAGTGTCACCTGATGTCTCCCAGGGAAGATGTCGTGTCGGATGCCATCTACGATGCTGTCCTGCACAATGGCTGTGCCCACTTTGTTAGGCGTCCAGGTGACACCCACTAGGTCTGCCAGCTCGACTGCGAGCAGCTGCGCAATCTCACTGGTTGATAATGCCTGTGTGTCTATCGCTGTGCCGATCTGCGACACACGCGCTTCACCTGTGGCATAAATGTTGGCCAGATAGGTCGCCATTTCCAATGCCTGTGCATCGCTGTTCTGCAGCAGCCCATCCAGCGTCAATGACACCACATCGTCAGTGCTGGCTGATGCGGTCTGATAGGCCTGTGCAGTGCCACCTGCGCGAGTGACCTGCACGCGGGTATAGAACGTGTCACTGCCACTGGTGACAGCCACACTGGTAAATGGTGTGTTGGTGCCTGTGTCATCAAACTGGGCGACTGCTGGCGCTGTGAACAGTGATGCGCGATCTTTGAAGGTGAGCACACCGTCACGACTGGCAAAGAATGCGCCAGCGTCGCTGCGTGCAACGGTCTGCGTGTAGGTCAGCACGTTTGTGCCGGCTGTCACGCTGTCGCCCTGCAGCACGCTGACACCTGTCGACAGGCTGCGAGCCCCACCAGACCACGACACTTCGCTACGGTTGAGCACATCGGTAAGCCTGGGCCCAGCGGTCTGGCTTGCGGTTGCTGTCCAGGCTGCGAACTGTTTACGCGCCAGCGCGGCTAGCGCATCTTCACACATCATGTTGGCAATCGACCGGCCCGAGCGGTCATAGGTGAGCTGCCAGTCACTGATGCGACCATCAAAGATCGGCACCGCGTCTGCATAGATGGTGACGCGTTTCCCTGGGCGCAGATTGCCAGCGTAGGGTGACGCACTGTAAAGCGGGTCGTAGTCGCGATCTTCATTGTTCAGCTGCACCGTCGCGGTTCCAGCCTGGAACGCCGCGAAGAGTTGACTGGTGCGGCCACGCTGAATCTGGATACTGATCGCATCGCTAGCCACATCGGTGCCAGTGTCACCACCCAACAGATAGCTGGCCGAATCAAGCAGACCGCGTGTGCTGTCATCAAGCGTGAAGGTGCCGGCGCCTGTGGTACTCGTACCAAAGAACACCACGACACGGTAGGTGGGTGTGCTCACAGTGAGCCGTTCTGCGCTTCATACTGTCTGATGGCCTCAACCACCTGGCGTGGGTCAGCCGATAGCACGTTCACCACGATGCCACCAGCCGGCGCTGCACCACTGCCGCTGTTTAGGGTGCCGATGCGTGCCATATTGCGAGTCTGCGCAGCAGTGTGAACCTTCGACCCGCGTGGCAGGTCGACCAGTTCTGGCCCTAGTTCGCCCACCAGCGCGACACCACCAGGGTGATAGTTCGTGCCGGCCGCATACTTGCGCGAGCCGCCGATCACTTTCACTTCTGTTACCACATCGCTAGGAATCTTCTTTAGGTTCCTGATGTAATCATCAATCATGCCCGACAGTTGTGGGTAACGCGTCTGCTGATCTTTGAGATATTCAATCTGCATGGCGATGGCAGCGCTTGAGCCTTCCACCGCGCCTTGCGAATCCGAATAAGCGCTCGCGCCGTCCATCACTGCCTGCGCAGCGTCAATCTCTTTGAGTCGCAGATCACGCAACGCCTGCGCTTTCTCATCGGCAGTCTTTGTGCTGTCAGCCATCACTGTCATCAGCTCACCGTCAGACTTGATCAGATCGGCGTAGGTGTTGTCGAGGTTTAGCTGGTTCTGTTCGGTGGTGAATAGGGTGTCATTGCGATGCAGGTAGGCGTCGGTCAGTGCTTTCTCAGTTTCCAGCAAGCCGGCTGCAGCGTTGTCTGCTGCTTGCACTTCCTGAGTGTGTCGAGCCTGAGCATCGGCTGCAGCGTCACTGGCTGCTGCATTCTCATTCAGAATCTGTGTCACTTCGTCAATATCGCCAGCAGTCTGCTGCGCAACATCGCCCGAACCTGCATAGGCCTCTCGCGCGATTTCCAGCTGATCAATGAGATTCTGCCATGCGGTCGACTGTCGCGTGTACGCGTGAATCTCCGTCTCGTTGAGTGTGCCCCACCTATCCACAATGTCATCCTGATAAGCCTTGTATTTTGCTTTCAGATCGTCCAAACCAGAACCATGGCCCTGCATGATGTTGATTACGTCGCGTGTGCTGAGCCCGAACTGCTTGCTGTTGTGAATCAGGTCACCGTATTGGTCAACCAAATCTTTTGCAGCGTCGGAAAATTGAGCGTCTGCCAGTTTTTCTTGTACGCCCAGAAGCTTGTCTGACTGCTCTTTCACCTTGCGTTCGTGCTCGCCCAGCTGATCCATGATCATTGACAGACCAGCAAACGCTAAACCGATAGCTGCGACAGGCCCAGCAGCCTTCAGAAACTGGCTTAGGTTTATATCGCCTTCAGCCGCGTATTCTGCGAACTGGCCGATAGCAGTGTTCAGCGGCCCGAACGCGCCAGACAGCCCTGGCAGCTCCTGTGCGGCGTTACCAACAAAGTTCGCCAGCACACCTTTTGACTTGCCCATCTCATCGTTCGTGCGGCGCGCTGCCTGCTCCACAGAATCAAAACTGCCGGTGGCATCATCCATCTGGCGCAGCGAATCAGCGAACCTGCTAGCGCCACCTTCGATCTCCTCAAACGACAGGCCGGCTGTGCGCAGTTTGCCTAGAAACTCGTCAAGTTTGGCTGTGCCAATCTTCGCTGACAGTTCTGGCCCTAACGCTTCTGCGAGCGCTGCAGCAGCCTTATCGGCCGCTTTCATGTCGGATACCATCTGTGCTGTTGACGCGTCGAGTGCGTCAGCAACCATGTCTGCTGCGCTGCCGGCATCATCGAAACTGTCAGCGAGTTTGTCGGTAGCTCGAGCCAGATCGGCAGCCTGTTTCAATGCCTTAGCAGTTGAGATGTCAATAACGACTTCTAGTTTTTCTGACATCAGCCCTTGCCCCAAATCTCGAACAGGATTTTCTGCAAAGTATCAGCAGCCACCTTCATGTAGGTTTCTGTGATCTGTGCGCTGGCACGCGTCCAGGTGCCCTTGCCGGCTTGCGCTTTGCGGCCTCGATGCACTGTCTGCATCCTCAGCTTTATTTCGCCAGTCTTTTTGCTCTTGTATTTTTTGCGTACACGCTGATCACCAGCGGTGTAGCCCTTCGTGCCTGATTCAAGAATCGACATGCGCCCAGCCTTATTGCCCTGCGGGTATATGCGAATCGAATCACCTTTGAGTTCGTAGCGCGCATCAATAGGTGTGGCTATGCCTTGCGCTCTGAAGCCTGACATTTGCTGATCGGCAAGGCTGCGCCCAGCAGTCACAGGTGTGGCCTTTATTGCTGCGTCTACATCGGCACGCGCCTGTGTCCCTACTGCTGTCTGGATGCGCAGCAGGCCTTCGCGCTCAAGCTTGTTGCCGAGCTGGGCTAGCTGGCGCTGAAAGTCAGCGAGACTGGCCACATTAGGCAATCAGTCGTTCAACCTTGCCGGTGGTGGGGAACTGCAAGCTGATGGTGGCAAGGTCACCGACAGCGCCACTGATGGGCGTGTAGTTGAGCGGCACGATCTGCATAACGTAGCTGGCGTTCGTCGCACTACGCGCTGCTGATGTGGGCCGAATCTCGCAGTAGTAGGGGCCGGCGCCACCGAACGGCATCAGCGACCCACCGATACCAAACAGTGCGTCAACCTTCGATGCTGCGAAATCTTGGTTGAAGTTGAGCTGCAAGGTTCCTGACTTGAGCCCCGAGATTTTCTGACGCCAGCCACCGCTGCCAAAGGTCGTCAAGTCGAGTTCTTCAGCGCTCACTCCCAGATCGACACTGGTTGTCATGGTTGACAGGTCAGTGCTCGTCAGGGTGCCGGAAACGGTCTGGGTGCCAGGGTCGCCAGGCGCGGTGCCAGTCCAGCTGGTGCCGATGCCGATAAAACAGCTGGTCATCGTAAAGACTGCCATGGTGTGTGCTCCAGTGTTGAGAAGGTAAGCCGGTTACAGAACGCCAGCGCTGACCACAAAAGTAGCCGATGTGAAGCCGGTGATGGTGTAGCCCACACGAATGTGGGTTTCACCTGTCAGCGCGCCAGCGAGCGAACCTGAGCTGGCGCCAACAGCAGTGAGCGCGCTCGAGGTGATGCGAGTGGTGGGTGTGGTAAATCCGGCGTTGTCATCGGTCTGGATAGTGAATGTCACTGAGCCAGTACCGGATACTGCGAGCAGGTGCCAGTTCGCATATAGCGTCTGGGTCGCGGTGGGCGCGGTAAATGCCACAGCGCTGCCGTTGCCGCTTGCTGTGCGTGCCGCTGAAGGGTGCAGACGCAGCCCGCGCACCAGCGGCCCTGTGGTCGACCAGCCCAGTTGGAAGGTCGCAGGGTCACCGACAGCGCCAGCCAGCGGCGTGTAGCTGGTGATCACGCCACTACCGAAATAGGTGATGTCGCCGGCTGCGCTGCCACCTGTGGGTGCAACGCTGATCGTTTGCGTGGCACCAAAACCGCTGATCGGATAGGCAGGTTCGATGCCGGTGGTAGCGGTATCGGTGAAACCTGATGCGGTGATGGTGGCCATGGCCAGACTAGACTTGATGGTGCGCCAGCCACCGCTGGCAAACGTGGTGAAGTCTTGCGAATCGTCCTGGGCATCGACTGACAGCTGGTTAGCAAATCCGGTGATGGCGAAACCGTCAGCGAGAATCTCGCAGCTGGTCATCGAAAAAACTGTCATGGCCTATCTCCGTTCGAAACCTTCAAACTCAAAGCGTGCAGCAAGGTATTCGCGCACCCCATCTTCTGGGATGAAACGCTGCGGCGCACCCACTGCCCTAATCCAGCAGGATTCTATTACGCCACCTAGGGTCTTATCAGCCTCAACAGCATTAATGATCGACGCGGCAGTGCCAGTTGACAGCCACGCATCCATCGCCATTTGTGCGTCAATATCCCAGCCACCTGCGCGCACTTCGATTTCTAGCTCGATGCCGGCCAGCGCGTTATCGCCCTGCACATTGCTGCTGAACGATTTGTGGTATTGCACATAGGTGGCTGTGTTCTGGCGTGGCCTGATCAGCACTGCTGGCAGCTCCGGTGAATCAGGCGGATAGGCGTAGACGTTTGCAGGTCTGCTTGAGCCGTTTAGTGCGTCACTGATCACTGTTTCAAGTGCCTGGCGAATCTCGCTCAGATCAAGAGCCATTAGGCAATCCCGAACGCGTGAGCCCGAACCAGCTTCGCCACCAGTGCCGACACCACAGGATTTTCTCGCACACGAATACCTGCGTAATCTGTGAAGCCCAAAACACCGTTGCGAATGTCGCGGTTATCAAGGATGTCTGCCGTCAGAATCTTGACAGCCTCAAAGTACCTCGCTGGCAGCTGCGGCCAGCCCCAGGTCGCGGTCACGCTGACAGTTGCCTGCCCATAGAAGCGCGACCAGTAGCCAGGCTGAATCAGCCTAATGGCTGTGTATGGGGTGCTTTCACCCCAGCTCTGCAGACCGTTCACTGGCTCGAGCTGGTAGGCGCTGGCGTCAATCGTGTTGCCTGAGTCAGTGACCAGCGTGACAGTCGTACAGTCGTCAATGTCAATGACTGTCGACCTGTCGCTGGTAGCGCGAAACAGTCTGGCTGATGCGGCACCAGCAAGGCTGAACTGGCGCCCACAATGCTGCGCCAGCGACTCTTCTGCGCTGTCAATCGCAGCCTGAATGAGTGAATCATCGGTGGAAACCTCTACACGTTTCCAGGCTTTGAACGCTGCAGTGCTCAGGTTTGACATCAGTCAGCCTTGCGTGGCCGGCCTGCTCGTCGCACTGCTGTTTCGACAGGCTGGCTGTCTGCAGCGGTTTCGATGATGGCCGGCTGGTCGACATGGTGGCCGATAGCTGCCAGTGCTGCGTCAACCTGGGCGACGCGCAACGGCAAGCCTCGAGCGATGTAAGCATCGCGTTCTGCGAGCAGTGCTGCGACTTCGCGTGCATCCATGGTTATGCCCCCAAATCGTATTCGCGCACGCTGAACGTGAAGCTGGGTGTGGTGCCACCGATGGTGAATACCACACGGTAAACGTTGGATTTGCAGCGAAACTGCTTAGCCACGTTTGTCGCTGCAGTGATCTGGGTGAACGCGTCAACAGGGTCTGCGCTTGCCCAGGTGCTGCCACCGTCAGGTGACCATTCCACGCTGATAGTGAGCGTGGGTGTGGTGCCAGAGACTGCAGTGACGTTCGCCAGCAGTGCGATGACAGGTGTCTGGCCGCATTGCAGCGATGCTGACTGGCCGGAGGCTGTGCGAGCCGCGCTGGTGATGACCGTTACTGGGCTTTCGTACATGGCCGCTGCGCTTTCTGTTTGTGGTCTGGTGCTGGTGCTGGCAGTGGCCAGCCAGATCGGTCTGGCTGGCCACTGTCAGGTTGTCAGGTCAGAACGTGGGCGTAACCAGGCCGGTGCCGCTGATCTTGCCGTGGGCGCTGGGGTAGCGACCGAAGGTGTAGGCAAAATAGCTATACACGACGAACAGTGCGCCGAGGCTGGCCGCTGCCGGCTGCTCTGCACGAATGAAGAGCGGCGCATTCGGATCTTCCCACAGGTGAGCTTCGCTGGCGGTCACACCGTAGATGCGATCCTCGTTCGTGCCTGCACCCAGGTTCGTGGCGATGCTGGCGTCAAGGATGACCGGAACACCAGCGAGCGTGCCGGCGATCACAACACCATCAGTGGCAGTGTTGTAGGCGCCCGAACCGTTGTAGCTGCCAGCAGTCTGGCTGCCAGCGCCAGTGACCTGCAGGAACGGCCACGACGTACCGACCTGCGATGCAAGCCAGTTCCAGCGGCGGGGGTGCATCACAAAGTGACTCACGCCCATGTAGACAGCGGTCTGCACCTGGCTGATCAGGTTGAACAGCGACGGGTACAGCTCTGCAGCGGTGGGCGTCGCGTCAGTGTAGGTCACGCTGACACCTGCGATGGCATCAAGACCGTTGGTGGCCTGGTTGATCAGCGTCGAGTCGATCACAGTGTGCACGCGGCGCACCAGGTCACCGATCACGATGGCCTCAGTACCGGTACCACGCGTGAGCGCCTGCAGCGAAATCGTCTGCTGGCCTGCAGCGGTCAACACTGCCGGCGACAGCAGCGTATCGTCCATGTTGGTTTCCGACACACCGCTGTTTTCGGACGACTGCAACGCACCCGATGCGGAAGTGGTGACTCGCGAAATGTTCACCGTCATGCCGGAAGCAGGCAGTTCCCACTTCGTGCAGATGTTGGCAAGCGGCCGCATCGCTGCGACAGCCGGCGCTGCCAGATCGGTCAAATACTGGGGGACGACGAGACCGGCGAACGCCGAGGTGCCGGCGGCGCGGGTTTCAAACCCAGGCCGCTCCACACGCTCTTCAGCCATGTGGCGTTCGAGACGCTCGCTGGCCCCAGGAACATGGCCGGTGATGCGGCTGGCAACATCGTTGAGGAACGACACACCATCAGTATTGTTGTGGCGACCGTAGGTGCGCACTTCGCGGCGCACATGGCTGGTGAACGTGTGAGCCTTCGCGGCCTCAAAGCGGCGGGCCTCGATCTGCTCCAGCTCAGCGATGCGAGCCTGCAGCTGGTCGATGTCAGCATCAGCGGTGGTCACGCGATCCTTGCTGCCGGCGAAACGCTGCGCCTCAGCATCGTTCAAATCGCGCTGCTCAGCAGTGGGCTGCTCGAGAATGGCGTCGAGTTCAGCCTTAGCGGCGTGGCGCTCGTCAATGCGGGCCTGCAGCTTTGCGCGCAGGGTGGTGAGAAAATCAGACATGGTGGTGTGCTCCAGTGTTGAGAAGGTGTGTGTGGGTTTGTCAGGTGCTATCGGGTGCCGGCTGGTGCCACCTGCTGGTGACGGCGAGCTGGCGACGCGATATGCGGCGTGACGCGAACTGTGCTCAGGCTAAAGCTGCAGCCTGTGCCTGTGCCAGCCCCAGCGGCATCGCGCCAGCTGGCTGCTCGACAGGAATCAGTGACTGGGGGATAATCCAGCGCTTACAGATGCCTGCAGGGTCGATGTCGCCGCTGACGATTTCGCACTGGCGAGCACCATCGTAGAAAGCGCAGCTGCCACAGACCAGCCCAGGGAATGGGGACGCAGCAACATAGTGGGCGCCGTCAGCGTTGCTGGTCTGGTCGTACTGGCCGAACACTTCCACCAGCTGTTCATCAGCCATGTGTTGGGCGATCTGGCGTGGCGTAAACAGTTCTGGTTCAGCATCGCGTTGCTCGACCAGATCGTGGCTGCGCGCAGCCATCATAGTCGGCTGGTCAACCACGCCCACAATGGTGGCGCTGTTCGCAGGGTAGGTGACCACACTGACATCAAACATGGCTGCTTCAGTGATCAGCCGCTGGGTGTAGTCAGCGTTCCATTCCTGACGCATCACCACGAACGCCCAGCTGCACTGGTCGACATTGCCTGATTCGATGGCCAGCGCCAGGTCGCGTGCATCAGTCCTGTTGCCATCCATGGTGGCCCGAAACCAGATGCCTACATCGTCGCTTCGCAGCTCAAGGTCACCATCTTTGACGCGCGCCAAAGCGAGCCCTTCGTGATTGATCAGCAGCCTGCAGTCAGACTGTTCACTGATGCTCTTGTCAACTGCGCCACGCTGGATTGACTCAAGCCAGCCATACGGTGGGCCACCTGCGACCGGGTAGAACGTGTCCCAGGTGGCCGCGTAGCCTTCAATCACGATGGTGTTTCCATCTTTGGCACGAACCTCAAGCGGGTTTCTGCGAGCCTCAACACGATGCGCGCGAGTCTTGCCAGCCTGCTGCCGTGTCGCCATGGTGCTGATGCTGTCCAGGTCGATGCCACGATCAGCAACAGACTGATAGGCCTGTGCCAGTGAACGGTGCAATAGGTCACGCATAAAGGTTTCTCCTGTCAGATCAGCGCCAGAATCAGCGCTAACTGATCATCAGTTTCTGGCCGATAATCAAAGCTGATCGGATGATAATCACCGAAATGTGGTGAGCCTGTGCTACCTGTTGGCGTGACTGGGCCGAAATCGCCGCTGATGGCTTGCACCAGTACGCTGGCAGCGCTCGCTGTCCAGGTCGCTGCACCACCTGTGAAGGTGCCACTGGCACCTGTGTGGCTGATCGTGCCGGCGCTGCCAGTCCAGATGATGGCTGCGCTGAAGGTGCCACTGGTGCCGCTGACAGTCACTGTGCCAGCGCTGCCTGTCCAGGTGGTGGCACCAGTGAAACTGCGACTGCTGCCAGCAACGCTGATGGTGCCGGCGCTGCCAGTCCAGATGATGGCTGCGCTGAAGGTGCCACTGGCACCTGTCTGGCTGATCGTGCCGGCGCTGCCAGTCCAGGTTTGTGGTGTGGCTGCAGCAGACTGGCCGAATAGCAGCAGCAGTGTCATCGCAGCACCGTGCTAGCAGGGAATCTGACGTTAGATGCAAAATCCCAGCTGCGTGGTTCGCCCTGTGCAGAAACAATGATGCCGGATGTAGTCATCGTGACACGATCAATCACAGTGGTTGTGGTCGCTGACAGGTTCTGTCGCAGCATGGTCGCTGTCGAAACCAGTTCGACGTTCAACCATTCGGCTGCAGTGAGCCCGTCGCGCACATAGTGCGACGGATGTTTTCCGGCCCAGACTGGCAGGATTATTGTTTCTTCGATCAGTTTACGTTCGTCGCTGGTTGATGCTGCAGCAGTGGCGATTGGTAGTGGACTGTTCACGCCCACAGTGCAGATCATCGCGACCATTGAACCTATATCGCCCTGAAATGATGTGGTGCCGGTGGTGGTTGAGTTCCCGATGACAAAACCACCGACACCTTGCGTGCCTGATTGGGCTGTGGTGTTTACGATTGTCATCGCAGTGGGTGCCTGTTCTATGGTGCCTAGCCACATGCGCCATTCTGTTGCTGGCGCGTTTGTGATGCTGACGAGCCCTGCGACGAACCACCACTGGTTTGTGGTGATGCCGCTGGGATACAGCACGCTGTCTGCTGTTGCAGTCCACAGCCCTGGCCTTGACAGCGCACTGTTCATCTGCAATGTTCCAGCAGTGCTGCCCACCTTCACGCCGTAGTTGGCTGTGGCACTGTTCGCACCTATCGAATACAGGTAGCGGCCTGCTGTGAGGGTGGTGGGATAGAACCAGCCCATGACCAGTGCGCCATGGCTGTTGGCACCGAATGATGGGCCTAGCCTGTTCGCAAAGTCAGATGTTGCCGCACCGAAAGTGAACGGCATTGTTCAGTATCTTTCAAGATAGACCACTAGCTGCAGGTTGCCTACCGCGCTGAACACTGCTGTGGTGGCTCGAGGAATGAGCGCTGCATACAGGCTGGTGCTACCTGAGCACACATATGGGATGGCGATATTTTGTGCCTGTGCGACACGTTGCGCAGTGAAAGAGTAGGCGCCTGCAAGCTGGGCGATGCCCACTGTCTTGTTGTAGTCAGTTCCTGTGGACAGTGCAAAGGCTGCGTTATCTGCAGCAAGTGTCACGCTGCTATCAAAGAACACCACATCGACAGCGCCGATCTTCGCTGCAGCATCAATGAGGGTGACGCCTGTGATCATGCCACCACCACCACTGATGCGTGCAGCGTTCGCAATCGTAAACAGGTTGCCCATTTGGTCACCGCTGGTGTAGGAAGGTGTGGTGATGGTCAGGCCGGCGCTGGTTACTGCGATGCGCTGCACATCTTTGCGAACCACTGTGTGCAGGTCGCCATAACTTGAAACCGACACGGCTGCGTAATCACCATCGGTGGTTGAACCCGAAATATGATTTCTTACGCCGAGCATCATCACGCCAGCGTGACCGTCAACATGCGGCTGATCTTCCTGCTGGAATGCAGACACACCAGTGCCACCAGTGTTGATCATCATCGGCTGGACGCGCAGACCTGCAGCAGCAGTCACCGTCGCGACATCGCTGGCTGTGGCAGGGTCACCCACCACGATCACCTGCCGATGTTCATCTACACCAGCGCCAACAGTTCTGGTGTCAATCTTTGTGCCACTGCCGGCTGTGATCGGCACATCGCTGTCTGCCATGGTCAGCTGCCAGTGATCGTGATCGACAGGCCCGAATATGTGATGTTGCCACCGTTCGTTGCGATGCTTGAGCTGGGCACATCGACAGCGATCAGCTGGCGCAGCGCATCGGTAGCGGCCTCAACATAGAACGCGACACCTAGCCAGGTTTCACCACTGGCCACGCTTGTCCAGGTGTAACCGCTGCTGGTGATCGTCACTGTGTCGAGCGTGTCATTCTCAGCGACTGCCAAACCTGCAAGCGTTGCCCTGTTATAGCCAGAGGCTGCAGCCTCAGTGGTGCCGGCCAGCAGATCGGCAACAGTGTTGTAATCGCGAATCGCAGCGACAGTGGGTGTGGTGGTCTTGAACGCCAAAGCGCGCACATCGCTAGACGCGGTGAACGCTGTAGTGGTGATCGTGTGAAGACCACGGTTAGTCATCGTCATGGGCATTAGGTCTGCTCCTCGACAACTTCACTGACGCGACCCTGCCTGTCATAAATCACACGCTTTCGGGTCGCTGGCACATCGGCCGGCTGCACCACGATGGTAGGCTGCACATCAGCAGCCTGCACATTCACGACAGGTGCCGGCTGATCTGGAACATTCACCTGCACATCAGCAGGCTGCACATTCACTGTCACATCAGGTGTGGTCACATTCACCACTGGTGCCGGCATCGTTTCTGCTAGCAGTCTGATGGCCTCGAGCTGATCGGCTGCGAGCTGTCGCTGCTCGCTGATCGCTGGTGCTAACGCTTCGATGGCGCGTGGTAATGCATCTGATTCGCGCAGCTGGATTTCTGGCAGGTTCACTGTCACTTGGGCTGGCTCTTGCCGGCTGGTGATGTGGCGCAATGCCTCGATGATTCGTGCATCACGCTGTTCTGCTGCTGCGTCGCGGTTAGCGATGCTGTCACGCATGATCTGCTGCAGGTCATGCTGGTGGCGTTCCATCTGATCTGGTTGGCTGTCACGCATCACTGGTGCTGATGCCGGCTGCGGGTAGGTGTCGCCACCTTCAATGGGTGGCATGTTTTCTAACCGGCGCATGTCATTGATAGTGAGCAAGGGTGCGCCCATAATCGCTGAGACTTCAGCGCTTGTCTTGTAGCTGGCATAGCGTGCTGCCAGGTCGCTGCGCAGCAACGCGTCGACATTGTGTTTCACATAGCAGCCTGTAGGCACCAGTGTTGACAGCGCCTGTTCAAAGGGAATGAGGTAGCGCGGCGCCAGTGATAGTGAAATCCAGTCAGCGTTACGCTGCTCCCTGTTCGCGTAGGTGATGGCTGAGCCGCTGACACTGCCACCGATCAGCTCAGGGAAACCACCCAGGAATACGCGTGCGATCTCTTCGACGCCATAGCGCTGGGTTTCCAGAAACTGGGAATCCTCAGCGGGCACAGACATTTTTTCGATTTCAATCTCGCGTGGCATGACCAGTGGTTCACGCGTTCCGCGTGTCACATCGGTCACCTGCTGCTTCAGCGCTCGAGCCTCATCAGGTGACAGCCTGACAGGTGGCCGCAGGATGATAGATGGGTTACCGCCACCATCAAAGAACTGTTGGCCGAAACGCTGCGCAGCAAGCGCCGCACCTATCGACTGTTTGTGATACTCGACAGGTGATAGGCCGATAGGCGAGCCAGGCTGCTGGAACAACGCGAAGTGAAACAGATCGCCCATGGGCCAGCGTTCGCGTCGCTGGCCGTCAACATAGACCGACCACTGCCACAGGTCGCCCTGCTTCTCCCACTTCCAGGTCACACGATCAGGATGGATTGACACCAGACCGGTAGGCCGGCCTGATTCGACACCCAGCACCTGGGCGTAGGCGTTGCCGCGTGTCGCCGCGCTGCGCAGCATCTGAGCCCGAAACGCTACCGCTGACACAGACGGGTCTGGATCGGGGTCAGCAAACACAGTCGACAGTGGCAGCTGCTGCTGCTGGCCGGCCACTGAACGATATTCATCTAGCGGCATTGAAGAGCCCACACCAGCGATCAGCTCGATAGCTGCCCATACTGCTGACAGTCTGATAGCTCGATCAGGGTCGACCACGACACCTGCAGTTGTCAAACCTGATCTGTCAGCGAACGCCTGCAACGATGCCAGCGTGGCTGCACGCTCTTCTACTGGCTGCTGTCTACTGCGTCTGAAGATTGCCATTAGCGGTCGCTCACTGCAGGAAGAAATCGAAAACTGGTTCGCTCAGCTGCGCGCGTGCCATGGCAGCAGTAGTGAGCGCCACCACAGGTTCTGGAGATTTGCGCCTGTCGAAAATCCATGAGTCACCCACTTCTCGCGCTCGAGCTGTCAGGCCGGCGATTTCTAGCCTGTCATTCTCAACAGATGGCCGGCGCACCTTGCCATCAGAAACTGCTTGCAGAAACGATGTGCAGGCTAGACGATACTGGCTGTGTGTCAGTGGCTGTAGGCGGCTGGTGTCGAGCTGGGCGCGTTCAAACTCGAACCTGATTTCGCCTAGCGCTGCTGCAGCGGCGCCGCTGCCACCATCCAGCACGATGGTTCGTGGCTGCCACCGTCTGGTCAGCTCAACCAGCCGGTGAGCAAGCCAGCCTGTGCCACTGCGATGTTCGATGGTTTCCACATAGCCATCTGCCACTGTGCCGTAGGCGATGCTGATCGCTGACCAGCTCGAGTCGATTTCCACATCGAATGCCATCACCAGTGTGTCTGGGCTGATCGCTGGTGGCGTGCTGGTGGCTGTGTCCATCCAGGCATCTGCTGGCAGTTTGGCGCCGGCCTGCACTGTCATTGATGGCAGCGCATCCCACACTGTCAGGTGTTCGCGGCTAAACAGCTCTTCGCCCAGCAGACGATATTGGGCCTCTAGGAAGTCGTAGCTGATGCGTGTTCCGAATGCTGGGTTTGCCTGGGCCCACATTGCTGGGTCTGCTGCGTCTGGTGTGGTCGATGCGAACCTGCCGTGTTCGTCAATCCAGCACACTTCTGCACCATGCTCGAGGTACGCATACCGGCCAGGTTTGCTGCGCAGCGCGTCTAGGCGCATCTGCCACCAGACTTCGCTGGTTGACAGACCGGCGCTGCCAGTCAAGATCACCTGGCTGTTGGGGTGCGTCGCGAGTGTAGGTGATGACGCGGCGACATGCTCAGGCTTTAGGTGTTGCGCTTCGTCATAGACCACTAACGCAATGTGGTCTAGGCCGCGTGCGCCACCACCTGTGCGCGCCCGATATTTGATGCTGGCACCGTTCCTGAAGTCGATGCCCTGCTCACCGTTCGCCAGGCGCACACGCTTCACCAGCCTGCGCAGATCGTCATAAGCTTCTAGGGTTGAGCGCAGCCTGTTGAACGCTGACACGCTGGTGGCCAGTTCGTGGCTGGTATGAATGATCTGCTCACGCAGCTGCACAAGCCCATGCAACTCTCTTGCCTGTAGCGACTCACCTTTACCGTTCTGGCGTGCCACACAGTGTGCTGCTGTGCGTGCAGCCCACATGCCGGCATCATCGGTGGCCAGCCACGACTGCAGAACGTGCTTCTGCGCATCGTCCAGTGCCGGCCCATAGGTTTCTGCCAGTTCGATGCAGTCAACTGCTTCAGCCAGACTGGCGTGGTCTGGCACCTTTGCGATTGCTGGTGACTGTGTTCCTGTCAGCGCGACGGTTGGCGAGTTCATCAATTTTGCTTTCAGTAGTGGCCGGCATCAGCTCTTCGATTCGGTCGAGCACCAGCCGGTATTCGCGCGACAGTACCGCGCGCTTAGTGGAATCTGTTTCAGTGGTGAGCGCGACTGCGAGCTGGTCGCGTGCTGCGAGTAGCCGCTGCTCGCGTGTCGTCGCTGCGCTGCTGGCTGCTGAGACTTGCAGCCTGGCAAAGCCTGCCGCTATCGACGTTTCTAGGTCGCGCAGTGCGCGTCGGTCTGCGCTGTCACCTTCAGCGATAACCAGTGCGCGCAACGCTGTACGCTCATCGACCTGCTCGCACAGCTGCTGCAACAGTTCCAGCTCGACAGGCGCTGCAGGTCTGGGCACGCTTGACCAGATCGCTAGGCCGGCATCGTTCAGTGGGCGCAGCGAACGATTCACCTGCTTAGCCATGGTGCCCCATCGTTTCCACCACGCGTCGTGGTGATTGTGGGCTGCGCAGAAACTGAGCGCCTGCGCCCGTTTTCGGCTGGTTTTCGTGGAGGGAGATATGTAAAGAGA